AACTTTTCTTGATTCACTACCAGCAATCTTTGTTGTCTTATTACCACCGACAGCAACATCCATATTATTGCGAACAACCGCATTATGGGAATCTGCTGTCATGTTATATGCACCAGTCACCGTCATATTAACATCACCATGAATAGTCTTATTATAATCACCATACACCATCATTGACCCGTGACCCTTTACTGTTAGATCATGAGCACCAGTAACAGTCATTCTATTCTCACCAAAGATAATATCATATTTACCGTGGTGTGCAGTTACTTGAACAGAACCATCTGGTAGAAATTGAAATGCTGATCCGCTTCTATGTTGAATAGTCATACTCTCTGAACCTGGAGTATCATCGACCATCATAGGTATATTACCAGAGCGTGTCTTTGTGATTAACTGATTGGGATACTTGCCAGCGTTTTTCTTAGCACGTGGATCTTTTGCAGACGACCACTTTTCTGGTGTTTCTTTTTTAGGATTATTATGCTCAGCCATGTTATCCTCTTATGACATAAATTTAGAAAGTGGGTTACCACCCTCAATCGTCTGTTTAACTATTTGCATTAGGTCTTGGTCGCTATTCATACCTTCCATTAATTTCTTCATCTGCCCTTCAGCATTTGGTGGTAGACGTTTCATCATGCCCATTAGATTAGATATCTTATCACCAAACATATTCTGTCCGCTACCAGAGCCAGGATTAGAAGATGGGTTGCTAAGATTATTACTCATAGCCTGTTGTGGTTTAGTATTCGAATATTGTGTTTGAACGTCACCAGTTGCGGTAATAATAGTGTTAGCGTTACCCCATGCTGTCTCTGTTACAATAATATTATTGGCTAATTGATCTAGACCGAATAATGTTTCGTCATGCTGCAAACGATTGAGAACTTCCATCAAGTCTGATAGACAGGTAACCTGACCTAATAGTTCGGAAGCATTATCTAGATATGTTTCCTCATGCACTCTATATGTGCTACCATAAGATGCATATGTGCTATTGGGAGATAATCCCTGAGATAGTGTAGCAATACTGGTGACAGCATCTTGCATTTCTGGGGATAGGTTTTGTTGGATTTGATCCATTCTGTTATAAGAAAGGCTAGTCTGTAACCCTTGTTGCCCCTGGGCACCACCTCCTGCACCCCCTTGACCACCTCCTGCTCCACCTCCACCTCCACCCATGCCACCCATGAGACCTTGAAACATACCACCAAGAGACATCATCGTCCCTGGCAAATTGTTTAGCATATCTCCAGTTAATAGATTAGAGAATTGCTGTTTAGCAGTAGGAACGTTGGTGACTTCAGGTAATCTAAAGCCAGATGTTTCAAACATAGCACCGTGGGATGGTGTTCCCTTTAGTAGTGAGTGCTTATGCTTCTTACCTTTTTCTTTAATCTTCTTTACTTTGGCACCTTGAACAGTTGTTTCTTCAATATCTGGTGGAATATTAACACCTGTCTCACGATCAAATAGATCCTGAAAGTATTGAGCACCTAATAGATTTGTTCCACCACCTTGGCTGCCTTTGTCGTAATTGACAATATCATTAGCCTGACCGAGAATAACACCACCGTTCTGCCCAGGATACTTGAGAAAATATACAAGAGCACCAGGATCCATCACACCTTGAAATGATTGCTGACCCAATGCTGTCGGTGAGTGCATCAGAGGAGAGAACGCTAGATGTTCTTGTTTAACACCTTGTGGGTCCATTGTAGATGGTATAATGACTTTCTGATTGCCAGAATTATCTTTTGGGTGATCACCATTTCCCTGTGGATCACCACCAGAAGCAATAACACCTATCTGTAGAAAATCTAATGGACTAGAGTTAAAATTTCCCATCTTATACGACTCCCTGACCAACAGTTTTTGAAACACAATCTAATGTAGTGGTAGAGAAACCACCAAATTTAATAGTGTGCATCATGGATGATATCAGATAATCTCCTGATCCATAAACCTTTGAACCGTCAATTCTATTCTTCCAGTCTAATGTTATTAATTTACCTGCGTGTAATTCTGGATTCCATGGCACAACTATTCTCAATGCAATCTTATCTCTTTCTAACAAACCCATTCTTGCTTGTCTCTTTAATAGGTGTGATTCAACATCTAGGTTGCAACTATTTTGCTGCTGTGCTGTGGCTTGATTAGACAAACCTTCTTTATAATTATATCCACCTAGACCACAGTGATTAGTGAAACCTCCTCCACCTTCAGTCATACCAAACATCTGTTTAAATACCTGATTAATAAACGCACCGCTGTTTTTATTCTGTCCGTTTTCATCGATACCATTGAGAAGATCAGATAGATAATCAAAGTCACAGGGGAAAGAGAAACTAAGAGCAACGAATTTGTTTTGATAGCCACCACCCAATGGGCCGCCGGTCCATACCGAGTCACCATACTCATAAGTGGCTATAGAACTACCTTGAGTCATTGACTTCAACGATTCGAAATGATGAACACCCTCACCAGTTTGTTGATTCAATGTCATGAAATGAACAAACGATGGATCATCACCATCAAGAGCAACCTGTGCCTGCTGTGCTATTACCTGAAAGGGATGAATATTTTCTGCAATATAATCTCTAGCAGGATCAGCACTACCAACTTTAGTTTCGCTGGCATCAAGGCATTCGTTTAATACGTTACTAACAACCTCAGAGGGTCTTGTGCATTTCCATGACTTGCTTACAAGACTTTGTGCGTCTTTTAAAACAGACTTATCAATGGCATGAAACGTCATCTCTTCCGCATTGCCAATATTAGATACAACGAAATCACGATGATCTAGTCTATAGCATTGCTGACTGACTGTCATCGAGGATTTAACCCGTTCTTTTCTAGTTAATGTGAAAGACATCTCTTGGTTTTTAAACTGATCAAAGTTTTTACCAGATGGTTTGTATAGGTTTGATTGAATGGTTGCTGATACTTGAACAGCTGGACTTAGCAGGCTCTCAACAATGTTTATTTCTCTAATAGTCATTTCACCAGGAAGGCCTGGCTGTATATCAAAGTTCTCTACACTAATAACACCAATCGGATCTTGAATTTCAAACGTTATTGCCATTATTTAACTCTTCGGATAAATGGTGGTCTATAAGAGGCTAGTTTATCAAACTCTTTTATAACCTGGTTGTAATATTCTTTCTTGATAATCTTAATTAATCGTCTGCTTTCATTTAATGACAACTCATAATCATATGCAGTAATAGCCTCACCGTGAGTTGTAACTGTGATTGTCTTTCCATCTATATCAAACGTTTCAACTGACTGCACATTGGCAAGAGAGCCAGGATCACCAAAGTGAGGATTGTAATAGCTATAAGGAACATCAAGATTATTGTCGGTTAGTTTTGTGCCATTGACTTGAAATCTTGTTTCGGTTGTTACATTGTCTGGTTGTAGGACTCTTGTAATAACCATATCATAATGATGAACTAACAACTCAGAGGCTTCAATTGATCCATACTTGCTGATAAGATAGCTGTTAAATGCATCGTATGATAGAGGCCATTCAAACTGCGGATCAATGATCTGATTAGCCAACAATATCATCCAACCAGCACCAGCATCATCATATACTTTTTCTGCAAGGATTTCTGGTGTGTCACCATCATCAACTTCTACAGTGTAGTATGATGAAAGGTTGTTTAATACTTCTTTGATATAACCTACACGAAAGAAGATATCGGTGACTTTCTCATACTGCTTATCTAAGACAGTATTTTGAATGTCATAGTCAACCTTAGGAAACTTACCGAAATATGTATTGTATTTAATTGACATCTACTTGCCTTATCGATTGAATACCCAGTCTTCCACTGGGAGTTGCACGGCCAAATCATACTCACTAGGATAAATTTCAATAAACTTTGAACGAACCTGAGTAAACACATATCTATGAACACAAGGGATTGCCAACTTTTCAACTCTTGTGTTCGTCAATAATTTCTGATAATTGACTTTCATAACTGTTTTGTCGTTAACAATTTCTTCGCTTCGAGTCTGTAACAGTAGTTCCAGCAATGCTGATCTTTGTGCAACTCCGAGATAATGTAAATTCAATCCTAAGAATCCGTTTCCATATCTCTCAATCGGTACACAAAGAGGTAACTTGTCATACTTAGAAAGAGTATACCTACCAATAGGGTTATACTTGAATAGGTATAACTTGCCCAGCATAGCAAATGCACGACCTCTTTCATCATTAGACATGACAATTTTTCTGGCAATCTTGGGGTCTTTAGCCTCTGCTGCCTTTTCAAATAACCACTTCTGCATCTCAGCGGAAGTATATTTCTTTTTACCTTCGTCTGCCATATTACTATTTATTCTTCTTATTAAACAGTTCTTTTTCGGTTATCAATTTAAATTCCCAACCCTTGTGCTGACAGTATTTAGATGCAGCATCCCACTTGGCTTGATTGACACCATACGTCATAACCTCATTGAGAAACCTTTTAGTCTGTCTCTGTGGCTTCTTAGGTGCTTGTGTCTGTGCAATAGGTTTAACCTCTAGCAGCATCACCTTAACAGAACCATCTGGTGCTCGGGCTTCAACATAAAAGTCAGGGAAATATCTATGAACTTTATTATCAACAGGAGACACATAAGGTATAATAATCTCCTCAGATGACCAAGATATAACATTAATATTATCATCTAGCGAATCCATTACTCGTTTCTCCCAGCCGGAGCGATAGACTATATTGTTAGCATCACCACGATACTTGGATGGGTTCTTCGGTCTGAAAAATCCCTGTTTGAAGTTAGTTGCCATTATATACCTCTGCTAAATATATGTAGCATAACTCCATAGAGGCATTAAATGGCAGAACCATCTATTTTCGGCTCATTACTTGATACAGCATTGACAGCAGTAGTAACACCGCTAGAAGCAGTTGATCCAACTGGTGCAATCAAGTTCATAGAG